TATAAGCCATTGATAGGATAAGGAATAGCATTGTCTATAAGTTCTTTGAGTTTGGTCGCACCGTGTTTCATCAGAACCTCATTGGCATCTTTGCATCCTTCAGGACACTTCACATACCAACAACGATCTTTACCGAACCTGTGTAGCAGTTCTTTGTGTAACGATCTACCTGCTGTGTCATTGTCAGTAAATATAATTATGTTCTTGGCAACAAGGGGTGAGTTGTCTAAGGCTTTGAACCTAGCATCATTGGGGTCAAACTTAGCTTCTTTTGGTGCGCCATCAGGAAGCGTTGTGCTGTTCGTTATGCCACTCTCAAATAAACTAATGCAATCCATCTCACCTTCACAGAAAATGACTGTATCGCTCTTATAAACATTGTCATAGTTATATAAGATGCGTTTAGCGTTAGGCGATTGTCTAAACTGTTTATCAACCGTCCTGTATTTAACATTGACCAGTGAGCCGTGTTCGTCAAAGTATTGGAATGCAATCCATGAGTTCTCGTTAAAGATTTTCATTGAGTCAACCGTTGATTTAGAAATGCCACGATCACCAAAGAACTTGTACATAGAATTATCTGTAGACTTGGACTCAGGAACTACTGGTGTCTGATAGGTCTTAGACTTTGTATAGTCCATCCCTATTGTATTTACAAGAGACCAACTATTACCAAACCCACCTTTGAACTCACAGTGATGACAGTTCCAAACAACTGAATTGTTTTCTATAGTGACTGAGAGTGGATTATCTTTTGGATTGTGTGGTGGCTGACAAGAAGGACACTTTACTTTTTGATTACCTTCACCGTAGTGCTTTAAATTTATTCTGTTCTCCATCAAGACCGAACTTATATCTTTCATTTTATATTTCCTACCCTGCGAGAGAGTTCAATGATTTTTTAACTTTTGTTACTGTTGTATCTGCATCATCAAGATACCGTTTTTGATTTAACCATGTTGTGCAATGAGGTACAAACTTTAATTCCATCTTTTCATCTGCAACAAACTCTGCATAAGACTTTATCTTTTTCAAAAGTTCTTCATGGGATATTTCTTTTAATGCAATCTTGTATTTCTGAGAAGCTGCATACTTGTTTGTCTTGCGTGGGTAGATTTTCCAAAACTCCTCAAAGAGTTCTTTAGTATTATCTTTAGTATCTTCTTTAGTATTGGGGGGTGGTGAGACAGGGGGGGTGGTGGTCTCAGCACCCTGAGGGGTAGGGGTCTCTTCACCAGTGGGGGTCTGTACACCCTGACCTAATTTGAGTTTGTAACGGTTAGATATATTACCACCATCTTCTTTATATCTAGCTGTGACTTCCAGTAGGTCTTGTTGTGCAAACTCTTTAATAATCTTGCCGATGTGTTTTGGGTCTTTGATTCCTGCTAATAGACCTATGTGTTTGTAACTTGGATAACAACTGCCTTTCTCATCTGCGTAGTTGGCAAGGATAACTAGAATTAATTTTTTGGTTGGAGTCAAACCCTCTAGTTTGAGCGCTTTGTTAAGTAATTCAATTGACATTACTTTAACCTATTTTTATGAAGGTGGTTCAAGTAGAGTGGATAAACCATATCCTCTGATTGGTCTACCCATTTTTGCCGATCATATCCATCGTGCATAGGGTCTATGTCAAACAGAATTCTACGTTTGGCATCTTTAAGAGAACTGACAAGATATGGACGATTGTGATTTGAGTGATCAGAACATAATATTTGATTGCACTTTATCAAATAATAATAGGACCTATTTTCAGAATACAATTCTTTTTCTATTTTGTAATCTTTAAGGTCATCTTCTGTAAAGCTATAAGTTACATAGTCAATGAACCAATATGGCTCAACTTCTTTTGTCGTTATGGTTTTTGTCGTTTTAAGGTTTTTCATTTTATCTCCTTTTAATTTATAAAAACTGATTCTAAATTACCTAACAATTTAATGCAACCCATTTTGGTATTAAAGTAATCTTTGTGTTGGTGATTCATCAGCAGACACATCTCTATTAAAATAACCAAGTGGCATATCAGCACCTTCAGGAAATACCCAAAGGTGATAACAGTTATCGGTGTCATGTAGAAAAGACTCTTTAGGATAAATCTCAATTGCGGTCCTATCCAAACCACAAAGCTCATTCTTTATTTTCTGAAACTCGCCCCAGTCTCTAAGGTAAGTGTCGCCATATAAACCATGAGAACAAATTCTAATGTTTAGCCATGTCGTGCCTACCAATTCTTCTGCGTGTAAAAGAGGATGGTCTTTGTCTAAGTCTGACTTGGCAACTTTGTATTTACCATCAGAGGTAAACCAAATCTCTGTTTCTTTTAATCTGTTAGCACCATCAAGAGCTTGCTGCTTTGAATCGCCATGCTTTCTTAACATGGCAACGGTACTCTTAAAAGTATTTCCTGATTGGGTCACTCCGCTTGCACGGAGTTCCCATTGACCAAAGTAATCTGATTTAATAATTTGCATCAGCTCACCTTCTGAAAGTAATGATCATTAGACTGGCAGATAGAATCCCACTTGCTCCGTCTTATCTTTCTCCAAGACTTAGAGTTGAACAGATGCTTGTCTTTGAAGTAGTCTTTGACATAGACCCACTTGTAACCGAGCCTGACTGCTCTAGTACCGATACCAATATTGATACCCTTGATACTATGTTGGATGGACATATTGTTGAACCTGTAGAGTTCAAACTTATGCTTGGTCTTTCTCACTTTATTTTTCATATTATCTTCTCCTATGAAGTTTCAATTTATTTTCTTACCAATTACCATTATACCAGTTTGGGTCTATATTGCAAGAAGTATTTTTTTTGATGTTTTTTAAAAGTTTGGTTTTTATCTCGTTTTGGAATAGAATCACTACAGAAACATGATAGATGCATGACAGATAAAAAAGCTAAAGTAAAAATCACAGATCAGATAAAGGATGCAATCCGCAATGAGTATGTGCAAGGCGTAGAGCTAGACACAGGCGAAAGAACTATGTTTACTCTTGATGAGTTAATTGCAAAATACAATGTTTCTTCTACCACCATCTACAGATTGTCTGCAAAAGACGGATGGAAAATGCAGAGAGAAGAATTTAGACATAAGCTAATCGCTGAGTTTGATGAGAAAAGACGAGAGCAGTTAGCAGAGGAAAGCATCAAGATTGATGAGCTTGCCCTAAAAATTTCCTATGAAATATTTACCCATGTTCAGGGTTTAATTAAGTCAAATGACAAACCAAGTGGAATAGCATCATTATCACAAGCTGCAACCAATGCACAGAAGTTAGCAAAACTTGCATTAGGTGAAGCAACCCACAACATGAATCTAAATGCAAACATCCAAGAAACAGATGCCTTCAGAGAAGCTATGGAATTGCTTGACTCAGTTGCAGAGCAACGCAGAGAAAGCAACGATAAAGCTGTACACTGATTGGCTAAAGACTGCTAGAGCAAAACAAATAGAGCCTGCTGATGAGCATAACATTTGGCTCATACTTGCAGGTCGTGGATGGGGCAAGACAAGAACTGGCGCACAGGACATAGCTCTGTACGCTTTAAGAAATCCAAACACCATATGTGCAGTAGTAGCTCCGACACACGGAGACTTACGCAGAGTTTGTTTTGGGGGCAACAGTGGTTTGTTATCAATTATTCCTGATGAGTGTTATTCAACAAGCGCAGATTACAAAGGCTATTCATCCAGTCTCTCGGAAATAAGATTATTTAATGGCTCAAAGATTGTTGGGTATGCTGCACAAGAACCTGAACGATTAAGAGGACCACAGTTTCATAGAGCTTGGTGTGATGAGATAGCAGCTTGGCGTTACCCTGAAGCATTAGATCAATTAATGTTTGGTCTAAGGTTAGGTGACAATCCTAAGTGTGTAATTACTACCACACCCAAACCAAATAAAATGATTAAAGGTTTGGTTGAAAGGGATGATGTAACCATTACCAGTGGTTCTACTTTTGAGAATGAAGAAAACTTAGCACAGTCTGCTTTGGATATGTTAAAGCGAAGATATGAAGGTACTACGCTTGGAAGACAAGAGCTTTATGCTGAAATCATAGAAGAATTGGAAGGCGCACTGTGGTCAAACAAGATAATTGATGAAGCAAGAATGCCTGACGATACAGAAAAAGAATTAAAACAAATCATTGTAGCCATAGACCCTGCAGTAACTAATAATGAAGATTCTGATGAAACAGGTATATTGGTAGTAGGCAAAGACCATAATAATGAGTATTATGTATTAGAAGATGCTTCAGGTAAGTACAGTCCTGACGGTTGGGCAAGAAAAGCTATTAATTGCTTTTATGATTGGGATGCAGATAGAATAGTAGCTGAAGTAAACAATGGTGGCGATTTGGTGGAGAGACTATTAAGAGGAATGGATGTAAATATTCCTTATAGGTCTGTAAGAGCTACAAGAGGTAAATTGGTAAGAGCCGAACCTATTGCAGCACTATATGAGCAAAGGCGTGTTCATCACATTGGTTATTTTCCTGAATTAGAATCACAGTTGTGTAGCTATACAGGAGATGTAAAACCTAGTCCTGACAGATTAGATGCTTTGGTTTGGGGTATATCTGAACTAAGCAGATCAAAAGGCGATGTAAATTGGAGAATAAGCTAATGGCAGAACAAACATTTTTACAGAGATTGTTTAACAATAAACCAGTTGAGCAAAAAAATACTAACATGATGGGATACTTCGGTGTCGGTAGCAGCGAAGCAAAGACCTACAAATATTCAGACCTAGCCAAAGAAGGCTATCTAAAGAACGCAATTGTTTACAGGTGTGTTAATGAAATAAGTAAAGGTGCAAGTGCTGTACCCTTTGTAGTCAAAGCAGGCGATCAAATAATAGAAGAACATCCTTTAATTGATTTGCTGCAAAGACCAAACCCACTGCAATCTTATAGTGAGTTCTTTAACAGTTTATTTGGTTATGTGTTACTAAGTGGTAATGCTTACATTTTAAAAACTGGTTCTGAATCAGGACCGCCAAAAGAACTTCATCAACTAAGACCTGACCGCATAAACATCAAAGGAAGTGGCAAACCCATACCTGAAAAGTATGAATACATGGTTAATGGTAGAGTTAGCAATACATACTTAGTGGATCAGGAGAATGGCTTTAGTGAACTTAAACATATTAAGCTGTGGAATCCATTAGATGATTATTATGGTTTGAGTCCTATGAGTGCTGCTGCGGTAGAGGTAGATCAATTTAATATGTCCAGTAAGCATAATGTTAATTTGTTACAAAACGGTGCAAGACCCAGTGGTGCAGTTGTATTTAAGCCACAAGATGATGCAGGCTTTGCTGTGAATTTAAGTGAATCCCAAAGACAACAACTATTAACGGACCTTAACAACAGATTCACAGGTGCAAACAATGCAGGCAGACCTTTGTTGTTAGAGGGTGACTTTGACTGGAAAGAAATGGGTCTTAGTCCAAAAGACATGGATTTCTTAAACCTTAAACACATGAGTGCGACAGACATAGCCTTATGCTTTGGTGTTCCTAGTCAGCTTGTAGGAGTTCCTGATAGTCAGACATATGCCAATGTGGCAGAAGCAAGGCTTGCTCTATACGAAGAAACTATTATCCCTCACCTGAGAAAAATGTCTTCTGATCTAAACGAATGGCTTGTGCCACTGTTTGATGAGCGTTTAACCTTAGAGTTTGATATAGATGCAATCCCTGCATTGTCCGAGAGAGTTAAAAGAACTTATGAGAATGTTACCTCTGCAGTAAGGGAAGGTATTATGACTAGAAACGAAGCTAGGCAACAGCTTGGCTTAGAACCAGTTGATGGTGCAGATGATCTTTACATATCAGCAAATCTATTTCCGCTTACTGATGAGGGAGTGGATAAGCCTGAGAACCCAGTGAACGAAGAAGACCTTAAAGATTATGATGATGAAGAAACCGATAATGAGATTGCATTCTTGTTAGGCGAGGAAAAGGCTTTATCAGATATTAATACGATTCCTACCAGTGAAATGGCAGAAGAAGCTAGGAGAGGGCTTGATCTTAGAAAAAAGTTCAATAGGGGTGGCACTGCAGTAGGTGTTGCTCGCGCAAATCAATTAGTAGCTAGAGAAAGGCTATCAGTTCAGACAGTCAAAAGAATGTTTAGCTTTTTTAGCAGACATGAGGTTGATAAAGAAGCAGAGGGATTTAGACAGGGTGAAGATGGCTACCCAAGTGCAGGTAAAATTGCGTGGTTGCTTTGGGGTGGCGATGCAGGATTCGCTTGGTCAAAAAGAAAACGCCAACAGATAATCACAGAAGAAGATAAAGAGTTTGAATTACAAGACCATGTTGAAGTAAAGGAAGACGAAAAGGCTTTATCGGGCAAGGTCAAAGAAGCTCTAAAAGGCAAAGTAGAAGATCATAATGAGAAGTACGGCAACAGTAAAACCAAAAGAGTAACTCTAAGAATGCTAGAAGCAGTATTCCGTAGGGGAGTTGGTGCTTATAGAACTAACCCTGCAAGTGTCAGACCGAATGTTACTGGTCCTGATCAGTGGGCGTATGCTCGCGTTAATAGCTTTTTAAGAGCATTATCAAGCGGTAAATTTAGAGGTGGTAAACACGATACAGATTTATTTCCAAAAGGACATCCTTTATCTAGCAAATGAAGACAAACACAAAACGCCTTAACAATTTTATACAAGGCAGGGTAAGTACAAGAGCAGAAGCAAGACGACAGCTTGTTCTAAGAAATAATTTAGAAAAAAGATTCTTTAGAAAACTTAATACGCTGTTTAGAAAGTTTGTAAATGTAAATATGCACCTTTATCAACAGTACGGTATTTATGAGCCTACTGTGGCTGTGCAATCATTAAACGAAGATTTTTTCCCACTGATGCTTGCACATTACAAACGCACATTTCAATCTATTTATAAACTCAATGAAGATAAGTATGAAGTTTTACGCAAAGCAGATGAAGCATTTGTGTTTGGTAGAAGTGTAGACTTTGAAGCAGTGGTCAATGAGTATTTTACAGGCAGACAGCTTATACTTGCAGGAATATCAGAGAGACTTGCAGCAAGAATCAGCAACCTAATAGAACAAGGTAGAGCAGATAATCTTACATTGCCACAGATAGCAAAACTTGTATCAGATAAGTTCTTACCCATAAGCAGAAGTCGTGCAGCTTTAATTGCAAGAACAGAAACACACAACGCAGCATCATTTGCCAATCACTCTTATCACTTAACAGTAGAGCGAGACTTAGGTGTAAAGATGTTAAAAAAATGGGTAGCTACCAATGACGGCAGGACAAGACCAACACACGCAGCAGCTAATGGTCAGGTTGTTGATATGGCAGAGGACTTTATAGTAGGCGGTGCGCCTATGGGTTTTGCAGGTGATTCAAGAGGTGGTGCAGCAAATGTAGTCAACTGTAGATGTGTAATTGTCTACGCTGATGAAAGGGATATGACTTAATCAGTCCAGTCATACCCCCTCGTAAATCCAAGCGTACCTTTAGTTCTATTAAGACTAGACCAATGAACGGCAAACGCTTGTGTTAAAATTCTAGGGTCAATCCAAATCTCCTGATCAAAGATAGACTCAGGCTTCTGAAAATAATCTTTACTCCACGATCTTCTAAGCCTTGCAGAGATGATTGTGTTGTATGCAACATTAGCTAAATTAATTTCTTCTAAAGTGTAAGTCGCATCAAAGATGATTGACTCACAGAAATCCAATGCCTGTTCTAATGTAGTGCCATCCTTGCAGACCCCATCTAAGATGAGGTCTTTAAGGTCGTTAAGCGTGAACAAGGTATTCATTATCTTAAATATTTTGGTCCAGTCCACTCAATATCGTAGCCAGTAAAAATATTACCTCTTGCATGGTTCAAAGCAGGTTTTGCCCAACTTGCAGAAAATAAAATATCGCCAACTTCAAAGTCAGGATTTGTTAAATTTATAAAACCCCAAGAACCACCATCAGATATGATGTGAATATATTTACGATTAATTTTATAAGAAAGCTTGCTTTCAAACTCTACAGCCATTTCTTCGTCAATGTGTTCATAACCATCACGAAACTTAGATTGATATTTACGATAATCAGAAGCTATGTCTGAAAGTAACTTTTCTATTTTTTCTTTTTCTATTAAGTTTTTCATTTTTTCCTTGCTCTGTGAGCATCAATTTAATTTATACGGTAATTATATACCCATATTGGGTTAATGTGCAATAGTTTTCTTTAAATAAAAAAAACCCCCAATCAAGGGGGTTAATTTAGTTAGAAAAAATTACCTGTAGTAACTATCACAAGATGGAGATAAAAAGCTCGGAGTATTTTTTCTTTCCATGTACTTAGTACCGCAACTAATATTAGTACGCTCAACCATTGGCTCGTTCTCATAGAAGTAATCGTAAGTAACAATCTCTGACTCACATAAAGCATCATAAATTTTCCAGTCACATCTGTACTGCTTCTGATCTTCACGGTGAGCATCTCTACCTTCTTGCGTAGCGTACACATTAGGTCCGTAAAGCTTTTCATCAATGTCGCCTTTTGCATACCTTTCAGTTATGTGTTTGTAAGTAAAAGCTAAATCGTCCTCAAAAGCTTTAAGATGTTTTTTCTTTAGTCTTGTTAAGGCTGACTTAGCTGCTCTTTCAGTATTCCATTCTTTGTAACCACCATAAGACTCCATGCCAAATCTTTGACCAGTCTTTTTATTGTAGATAACAAATGTGTTGTTTTCATTTTTCATTTTATTTTTCCTTGCCCTAAGGGCATCAAGTTAATATAAGGTTATTATAAACCCATTATGGGTCAATATGCAACAATTAATTTAATTATTTTATTTCAACTATATGTTGTGCTTATGTTTGCCTTTATGTACTATATGTAGAATATGCCGATTCCAAAACCAACAAGTGATGAGAGTAGGCAACAATTTATTAATAGATGTATGGGAGATAGCACTATGGTTGATGAATATAATTCAGATCAAAGGCTAGCTGTCTGTAACACAAGTTATGATGACTATAAAGAAGAATCTTTAGATAGCAAAGAAGAACTTAGAAGAGATGTTTTTACTACCCGTGAAGAAGCAGAAGAACGAGCAACTGAAATCGGCTGCGTAGGAACGCACTCACATGACGCAGATGGCAACACTATCTATATGCCATGCAAAACCCACGAAGAATATACCGAACTTACTGGCAGAGAAGTATCAGGTATGGGCAAAAAGCCAAAAAAGAAAAAGCCTAAATATAAAGAAGATGATATTGATGTAGATTCTAAAGAAGTAGAAAAAGAATCTATTGAAATTAAATCAAGCATCAAAGCCTATATGGATGATGATGAAGATAAAACACATGGCACTTTTGAAGGCTATGGTTCTGTGTTCGGCAATAAAGACTTAGGTAATGATGTTATAGAGCAAGGTGCTTTTGCAAAATCTCTTAAAAGAAGAAAACCGCAAAATGTAAAGCTCTTATATCAACACAAATCAGATATGCCTATTGGAGTCTTTGACGAAATAAAAGAAGATGAACATGGGTTAATTGTAAAAGGTAGACTTGCCCTCAAAACACAAGCAGGTGCAGAAGCTTACGAATTATTGAAAATGGGTGCGTTAGATGGTCTTTCTATAGGCTTTAGAGTAAACCCAAAAGAAGTTTCATATGATAAGCGTGGTGGAAAACGCATTATCAAAGAAGTAGATTTAATGGAAGTGT